AGACCACAGAACTTATCAATATTTGGTAATGGTGAAAGCAATTACATAGATGATGCTATGATAATTGTTGAAGAAAACTATATGTCAGTAGGTTCAGTTATCGATATGTTCTTTGACGAACTTACTGATGACCAGGTTAAGTTCCTTGATGAAGGAATAAAAACATCAAGACTAGGGCAGAATACAATGATGTCCGGTCCTATAAACATGTCAGAGGAATATGTTCTTGCATATGGCACACAACATATACCATTAAATAGCTCTGACAGATTCTTTTTTGGTGGTGGATTTGACGATCAGGGTAATATAAGGGTTGCAAGAGTAGTATGGCAGTCACTAGGCAAAGCCGGATACAGAACATACTATGAAGATGGAGAAGAATTTCATGATTATGTATCTGAAAATTATGTGCCAAATAAAGAATTAGGTGAAAAGGTACAATGGCAATGGCTCAAAGAATGGTGGCAAGGTTACTGTATAGGTAACGTAAATGATGGTATATATATTAAGATGGAGAGACTGCCCAGAATAGGAATGACAGTCAATAATCCGTCAAGAGTAATGTCACCTTATGTTGGAACTATATATACTATAGGTGAGAAGGCTTATTCACTTGTTGATAGGATACGTCCATATAAATACCTATATAATATAACCATGACAAGAGCAGAACTAGCTATGGCAAGGAATAAAGGTATTCTTGCTGAGTTAGACCTTGCACGTATTCCTGATGGATGGGAGCCTGACTTATGGATGATGTATGCAGAACTTAACGGGTGGTTTATTACAAACTCATTTAAGGAAGGAAATGAAGGAGCAGCAACAGGTAAGCTTTTAAGCAATCTTAATAACAGAGCACCATCAACAATGAATCTTGATTCATCTAATGCTATCATATCGAACCTTGAATTTGCCAGGTATATTAAGAATGAGATCAATGAAATAACTGGTATTACTCCACAAAGAGAAGGACAGGTTAGTAATAGGGAGACTCTTGGTGGCATAAACAGATCACTACAGCAGTCAACATTTATTACTGAGCCTTATTTCTTTGTGCATGATAATACGAAACTAAGGTTACTTGAACTTAATCTTGAAACAGCAAAGTACTGTTATCGTGATCAGAATTTCTCACTTAATGTAATGGATGATGGCCTCATAGGAAGGGTACTTAATATTGACGGTCCTATGTTATCAGAAACATCATATGGAATGTATTTAAGTGATGGTCATGATGACACAGAATTATTCCAATTTATACGTCAGTATGCTCATGCTGCACTACAGAATGATACTGCAAAATTCAAAGATCTTTTTGAGATAATGAGGTCTAAGAGTATTGCTGCAGTAGGCAGGAAAATGGAAGAAGCAGAAGAGATACGCTTAAGCGAAAAAGAAGCAGAAGCACAGGCTGCACAACAAGCTCAAATGAGTGGAGTAGAAGCACAGATCAAGTGGGATCAGATGAAGTTTGAGCAGCAGATGCGTGTAGAAATGCGCAAGCTTGAGAATGAGATAGTGATTAAACAGATGGAGCTTGATGCCAAGAGGCAAGAAGCATCTGATAAGAATGATCTTGAGTCACGTAAACTTGAGGCAGATATACAAGCTGCAAAAGATAAACTTAAGATTGAAATGGAGAAGTTAAAGGCAGAGAATGAGAAATTCAATAGAGAATTGGCAGAAGAAAGATCTCAGTTCATGCAGGAGTTACAGGTAAAGAAATCAAAGAAGACAACAGCAGCTTAATAAAATGAATATAAATCTTAATTTAAGATAAGTTAAACAGTATGGAGAGTTATTTAAATAAATAGTAAAATTGTTAATTAAACGCAGTATGGGAAAAAATGACACACAATCAAACGCAAGCGCTTTCGGAAATGTCAGTATCGAAGATATTGAAGCAGGGCTTGGTATGGTTGTACCAGGAAGTGGTGAGCCTGGTAAAACAGAAGAAGGAAAAGGTGAGTCTAGTTCGACCAATACAGGAGGAATAGATTTTTCACAGAAGATAGAAGTGCCGGATACGGCAGAAGATTTTGCGGCATTTAGTGCCATTGATAGTGTAGAAGGTAAAGAAACAGAAACAAAGAAGGAGAAAGAAACGAGTGGTAGTCCGGCCAATGCTGATGAAGGAAAAAGTTCAGAGGATGAGGAGGATGCAATAATTACAGAGGATTCACCACTTTTTCTCCATGCTGCTACACTTTATGAGGAAGGCATTCTCCCCACCCTGAACATTGATGAACTCAAAGGTAAGAAATATTCTGAAGCACTTAAGACGTATCTTGATGCTCAGAAAGCGTATATTGAGGAAGGCAAGAATGAGTTTAAGAACTCGTTATCCGACAGACAGAAAAGTTATCTAGAATTAATTGAAAAAGGAGTACCTGAAGATCAGGCAGAACATCAGTTTGCCATAGAGGATGCTTATGGCAAAGTCACTGATGAAGTGCTTGCTGACTCAGAAGATCTCCAAGAACAAATAATTGCTCAGAATCTTAAGTTGAAAGGTATACCTGATAAGAAAGTGCAGGTATTTGTAAAAGCAGCTAAAGATGATGAACGTCTTTTTGAGGAAGCTAAGGAAGCAAGAGATGACATCAATGCTTATATAGCCAAACAAAGACAGGAATTAATACGTCAGCAGGAAGAAGAAGAACGTAACGCTGAAAAGAGAGAGAAGGAATTACAGACGCAGATTCAGTCAACGATCAACTCTATGGAAGAGATTCTGCCAGGAATTAAGATTAGTGCTGCAGAGAAGACTAGGCTTTATGACCTCATGACTAAGCCAGTAGAGATGCGTACAGTTAATGGCCAAAAAATCCCTATCAATCTAATCAACAAGATACGTTCAGAAGATCGTATTTTATTTGATTTAAGACTAAATTACTTTATTGAACAAGGTATGTTCAAAAAGGATTTTGACTTAAGTAAATTGAATAAGAAGATCACTTCTAAGGCTGCAGAAAAGCTTGCCTCAAAGCTTAAGGATGAGGCTGGAGGTCCTAGCGGGAAGGGTCTGACGATAGAGAAAAAGAAAACTGAAGGAAAGACACCCGAAAAGATAATCTTTCCTGATATCAAAATAATGTAAACTTTTAAGAGATGAAACTTATTTCTCCATTACAGGAATATGAACCGAAAGATTTCAGTGGTCTTGTTACTACGAACCATTTAGGTGCGTTATATCAGGAGAAACCTACTGAAACATCTAATCTGGTTACAATGCTTTATCGTGCAAACAAAGGATTAAACTTTGGCATGATATTAAGGCAGTTCACGCCGTTCTATTGTGATACTGATGCTGACTTCAGATGGCATCTTCAGGGCGACTCAAGGAAGAATATTCCTCTTGTCGCTTGTTTTTCATATGGCGCACAGGTAACTACGGCTACTACTACCAAGACTGGTATTGCAGGTGCAAGATTCCAGCTTGTATTCCCCGAAAGATATTTCTCAGATACTAACATTATTGTTGGTGAAAGGAATTCAGTATATCCTATTCGTATTGTAGGTATTCCTGAGCCTTATGGTGCAGGACAGTGGATGTATACATGCGAACTCTTTACTGGAGATCAGACTTTATTCATCCCGAATGAAGAGCTGCTTGCAGGTAAGAAATTCAGCAAGGAATGGTCAATCGTTAGCAAGACTCTTTCTGTAAAGGGAGGTACGCCTAACTATACCAGCCCGTTTGCTATGAGGAACGTATTCTCAATGATCCGTATGGAAGTAACACATCCGGGAAACATGATTTCTCGTCCTGTTGCTTTCTCATGGCCTGCAATTGATGAAAATGGTAAGCAGAAGCTGTTTACCACATGGACACAGTATGCAGACTGGGAATTTGAACAGCAGTTCCAGGACATGAAAGACAAACTCCTGAATTTTGCTACGCTTAACCGTACTTCAGATGGGTTATTCTTACAGAAGGATATTTCTGGATTTGAAATTGAGCAGGGTGCTGGTCTTGAGCAGCAGATTGAATCAAGTAACTTATCATACTACAACGGGTATGAACTTGATATTGAATGGCTGACTGAGCATATTATGGATCTTACCGATAACGAAAAAGGTTACGGTGAAGCACGTAAGATTGTCATGAGGACTGGTAAGTGGGGTGCTTACAACTGGAGTAAGGCACTCAAGGATTATTCAACGCTCTATACGCCTCTTCGTACAGATAAGCTTATCTATGATGCAGCCGGTGGATTTGGCTTCAAGGACAACTTTGTTGAATACAAAGGTCCTGATGGCTCAATCATAACTGTACTCGTTGATCCCGCATACGATGACAAGGAGCGTAACAAGATTATGCATCCTTCAGGTCGTGGTGTAGCTAAGTCATACGAATATCAGATTCTGAACGTAGGTAAGGTTGGTGGAGAAGATAATATCCGTCCTGTATATGTTAAGAA